ATTGTGGAGATAAATAAAAATGGCATATGTAATTGGTAGAAAAGTTGTAAAGGATACTGAATCAGATTTTGATTCTTTTGCATATGGAATTGCATCGCCCACCAAACGTGGTGCAGTAATGTTTGAACAAACATTTACTTCATATGATGCGGCTAAGAGTAATCTTAGAAATTTAATGTTAACTGCTCGTGGTGAACGAGTAATGCAACCTGAGTTTGGTACTGGGTTACATGAACTATTATTCGAACCATTTGATGATACGTATGAGAGTAGGTTGCAAGAAATGATAACTCAATCTGTAAATTTTTGGTTACCATATATTACCATAGAATCAATTGAAGTTGATATGAGTGATGAAATGAAAGATAGACATACAGCAAATGTTAGCATACAATTCACAGTTGGTAATGATATAGAAACACAAGAAATAACCTTTACAGTACAGGGATAATACAATATGGCACTTAATAGTACAAATAAAAAAAATAAGGGTAGGGATATAAAGTATCTTAATAAAGATTTTGGACAATTCAGACAAAATCTAATTGAATACTCTAAAACATATTTTCCACAAACTTATACTGATTTTAACGAATCGTCACCTGGTATGATGTTCATAGAAATGGCATCATATCTTGGTGATGTTCTTGGATATTATATTGATGATACTTTAAAAGAATCATTAATGACAACTGCTGAAGATAAAACTAATATAATGGCTTTATCACAATATTTGGGTTACAAACCAAAGGTAACTTCACCTGCAGTTGTTAAATTAGCAGTTTATCAAAGAGTTGGTGTATTAAATGCACAAACAAATCCAGAACCCAATACTGCTTATCTATTAAGAATTAAAGAAGGAATGAGTGTAGTTTCCAATACGGGAGTTTCATTTAGAACAACTGAATTGGTAGACTTTTCAGATGACATTGATAGAGAAGTGACCATATATAATCGTGATAGTCAAGGATATCCTGCAAATTATCTTATTAAGAAATATGTAAATGCAATTTCTGCAGAATTAAGAAGTGTTACAAAAACATTTACAAGTGCTGAACAGTTTTCTAAAATAGAAATTGGAGATAACAATGTAATTCAGATTTACGATGTTCGTGACACAAGTGGTAACAAATGGTATGAAGTACCATATCTTGCACAAGAAATGGTTTATGTTGATTATGCTAATACAGAACAATATGATAAAGATTTAGCACAATTTAAAGATTCGGTTCCAAGTATTTTAAAATTAACAAAAACATCGAGAAGATTTACGGTTCAAGTAAATGAAGATAATACTACATCATTAGTATTTGGTGGAGGTAACTCTACTACATCAGATGAGACATTAATACCTAATTTTAAAAATGTTGGATTAGGATTGAATTCATCTATTGATAATCTTGGAGCATCATTCGACCCTTCTAATTTTTTAAAAACTAAATCATACGGTCAGGCACCGGCAAATACAACATTAACAGTTAGATATTTAGTTGGTGGTGGTGTTGAATCAAATGTAAGTGCAGGTGAATTAACAACGATAGATAGTATAGAATATGACGAAGATACTACTATTTTTGATGCAGCTGAATTATCAATATATAACTCATACAAATCATCAATTGCAGTTGAAAATGAAGAACCTGCAACAGGTGGTAGAGGTTCGGAAACTATTGATGAAATTAGAGAAAACTCTTTAGCTAACTTTGGTTCACAGAACAGAGCTGTAACTCGTAACGATTATCAAGTACGAGCTTTATCATTACCATCCAAGTATGGTGGAATTGCAAAAGTATATTGTGCACCAGATGGAGAATTGGATAATAATTCACCTTCATCGATTCTAACAGACCCAAACTCTTTACAACAATTTACTGAGTTAGTATTATCATTAAAAGAAAAAGAAGGTATAACTGAAAAAGAAATACAGAATCAAGTAAATACATTCTTATCAGGAAAACAATCTGATTCTAAAGAGAAGAATAATCCATTTGCAATTAACTTATATGTTCTTGGGTATGATTCTACTAAAAAATTATCTACACTTAATCAGGCAATTAAAGAAAACCTAAAAACTTACTTAGGTGAATATCGATTGTTAACAGATGGTGTAAATTTATTAAATGGATTCATTATTAACATAGGTGTTGATTTTGAAATCCGTGTATATGGTGGATATAATAAACGAGAAGTTCTTGTTAAGTGTATTTCAGAGATACAAAACTACTTTAATATTGATAATTGGACTTTCAATATGCCAATAAACCTTTCTGAATTAGAATTGATTATTGCAGGTGTTGAGGGAGTACAATCAGTACCAAAGTGTGAAATTGTAAATAAGTGTAAAGGTAGTTATTCGAATGTTTCATATAACATTCAATCGGCAACTAAAAATAAAATGGTATATCCTTCATTAGACCCATCGGTGTTTGAAGTGAAGTACCCAAACAAAGATATAAAAGGGAGGGTTGTTTAATGTATCAGTTTTTAACAGCATCAAAAGATGCAACCATATACTTACAACAACCAGCACAGAATACTGGTTTAGATGAGATATTAGAAGTTTCCAAAACTTATTATGGAAACTTAAAAGATATTGCACATTCGTTAATTAAGTTTGATACCAATTCATTATCATCATCACTTGTAAGTGGTGAGGTAACTATGAGTTCGGCAGAATTAATTCTAAGGGAATGTGAATCTTCTGAAATACCAGTTGATTATACAATCTTCGCACATCCAATTTATCAAGATTGGGATATGGGAATCGGAACTCGTTTCGATGAGATTTCTACTGATGGTGTAACTTGGAATACAAAAACCACAGGAACTGATTGGTTAGAAGGTGTATATGAAAGTGGTACAACTGGTTCCTTTAATGGTAAAGGTGGTACGTGGTACACTTCATCAGTTGCAACCCAATCATTCTCATACGAAACTTCAGATGTAGTTATGGATGTTATTACTCCACTACAATCTTGGTTAGATGGCTCACTTCCAAATAATGGATGGATTATCAAACACGATTCTAATTTAGAAAATGATACTGAAGATTATGGACAACTAAAATTCTTTGGTAAAGAAACTAATACAATCTATCAACCTAAATTAAGAATTGGTTGGGATGATTCTACCTTTGAGACTGGTTCTCTTACTGAACTTACCTCTGATGATATTCACGTAACGTTTAAGAGATTAAAAACAAGATATAAGGTTGGTAGTTCACCTGAGATTAGAGTGTTCGGTAGAGAGAAGTATCCACTTAAAACATATACTAATCTATATGCTTACAACGATGTGAAATTCTTACCTTCAACTACTTATTATCAAGTGAAAGATGTAATTACTGATGAAGTGATTATTCCTTTTTCAGATTATACAAAAGTAAGTTGTGATTCTAATGGTAACTTCTTTAAACTCAATTTAAAAAATTGGGAAACACAAAGAGATTATTATTTAGAAATCAAAGTTGAAAGAGATGGCGTGGTTGAATACTTTGAAGATAAAGATTTAACTTTTACAATAGAAAAGTAATAAATGGCAATAGATAATCAATTTAGAATAGGTGAGTTAATCAGTAGTGGTTCTCGTGCTATCGTTTCCAAAGACGAAGTATCGGGTAATCATACATTTACCATTGGTTCTAAAGAAACAGTTGATACCCCATATCCACATATCAAAGGTGAACGAGATGGTGAATTAACTGGTAGAATTGAAAAACCAAAATATACAGAAGAGGAGCTTGTAAAGGCAGTTGATACTGAGGTTGATGAACTTATTGGCCCACCAAAGAAAGAAAAACCACCAGTTGTTCCTAAACCATTATATGATGATTTAAGAAGATTATATGATGAACGTGGTGTTCGTATTAATGAATTGGAATCGATAATCCTAGACTTAGAAGCTGAAGTGGAATCACTTCGAGCTGAAGTAGAATCCTTAATGATTCAAATGGATGCATTATCATTACAAACTGCTGCAGCACAAAACGAGGCCCAAGCAACCAATGATAGATATATATCACTCCTACAAGATTTTTCAAGTGCAATTGTAAAGTCAACTAAAGAAGGTATTGAAAGAGTTTCTCTTAAAGCTCAAACAGAAGGTTTAATAGCACAGAAAGAATCTCTACGAGAGCAGTTAAAATCACTTAATTTAATTGTATCAAATTTACAATCTCAATTAAGTGGAGCAGCAGCAGAATCATCTGCAGCAGCATCAGGGTTAGTACCAACTACTTCTAATGAAACATTCTATGGATTTGAACAAGGACAGCCAGTTGATGATGCATGGAAGGCTCAAGATATTGGTTGGACAACTATGAGAGATAACGGTGGTAAGAAAGATGGTTCTGCTGGTAAGGTTATTATTCAAAACCTTAGAGATGAAAATGTACCAATTACTCAACTTAAAATTAATGTTGACAAGGGAAATATACTGGGTAGTGTAAGGCCTATATTAGGATTTGGTTCAGGTGTAAGTTCTACAAGAACAACTAATATTGAGCAAGGTGCAAAAGAACAATTTGATTTATATTTCAATATCCAATTAGGTGGTACAGGTGACTCGAAACCAAAACCTAGAGGTTCTTGGCAATCGGCTAGAGATTATCAAGGTACCTTTACCATTGATATAATTTATGACGATGGATTTACTGAAACTATTGATGCAACATGGGGTCTTAGAAAAAATAGAGGGTCTTAGAAAAAATAGAGGATAATTAAATGGCAATCAGTAACTTTAAAAAAGTAGAAGATAACAAGGGTTATCTCGTTAATGACAAAGATAGAAAAATCTTTGAGAGAGAAATCTCCAAAGGTTACTTTGGCATGAACATAGGTGATACTATTGAATTTATCTTATATGATTCAAGTGATAATCCTTTACCACAAGAATCTGCAAAAGGTAAGACCGTACGATATATTGAGTATAATGATGATACGGAAAAAACTTATTTTGGTAAAACTCAAATCAATAAACAAAATATAAAATCTAACGGAGCTGAAGAATTCTTTATTGATACTGAAAAGTTGATTAAAGAGGCTGGATACTCTAATGGTATTTTCAAATCTCAAGTTTCTTTGTTGAATAGAAGATTGGGTTCTGATGGTAGAGAAAATGATACAACATGGATACATGAAATTTCTCCGTCAAGAACTGAGATTAGAATTTTACCAACCATCGATTCGGATGGAAAAGTAAATTCAGATTTAGAAGCAAGATACGAATGTTTGGTCCAAGGAAAAACTTTTTCTGCAGATGTATTTCCATTATTGGATGAGTTTGTAGAACAATTTGATGTTCAGAAAACTTTGGAATCAATGTTAACCTTAAAAGGAATTGTATCATCTGGACAAAATTATATTAACTTAATTAAAGAAGAATTCAAAATAACTAACTTTGAAATCTTTTTACAAAACGTTAAAGATAAATTCGTTCAAGCAGTTAATCATTATAAAGGTAATAGAGAATCCAATATCTTATCAAATAGATATGGTCAACCTTTGCAAACTACACCTCAACTATGTTTCGGTTCAAATGAGATAATGGATACCATTACTACGATTGCTAGTAATTGTATTGAATATTATTTACCAAAAAGAAATATACAAGAAGAAACTTCATTAACCATAGAACAACAAGAAACGTTGGATGAGGTTGGTAGGATTCTAAAAACTGTAACAGGTAATTCAAAATATAAATCAACTATACCAGAATCAGTATCTGCTAAAGTTGTTGGTTGTAAATCAGAAAATGCATTGAACAGAAACATGAATGCAGATATTCATGATGAGTCATTATGTGTATATCCTGCTAAAGATGATGAAGGACCTGTTCAATTAGACCCACCACCACCACCTCCACCTAAACCGGTGTTGTGTAATGATTCAAATGCATTAAATTTTGGATTGGAAGGGAGATGTATCTATGCACCACCAAAGGATGATAGACCAATTGAAGTTTTTCCAGACCTTGAATATGATACATCAATTTTAATTAAAAATAATACAACATATGTAATACCACTTGGTGAAAGAGAAAAGAATACTACAAAATCACCTAACATCTTTACAGACCAACGAGATATAAATGTTCGTGGGATTGGTTTTGATGATGAAGTGAGAATGGAAAACATCAATGGAGTTGCTCAAATAGCAAATACACAAACCAATGATAGAATTGCAAACGCACAACAAAGATTAGTTGGTGGTACTGGTGATTTATCAATTCCATTAGGTAGAACACCTGGAACATCAGTTGTTGCTCAACCAAACCCAAATATAAATAGGGTAGTTGAAACTGGTAGAGGAAACTATACTGCAAATGAACAACTTGCTGCAAGAGAACGATTGTTGAGTGGACAGAAATCAACTAAACCAGTAACTAAGGTTACTGCTAAAAAACAAACAACTAAAGGGAGAGAAGTATAATGGCACTAAACCCAAGTACAAAACCCACAACACCTGGTAAATTTCCAAACGAAGTTCGTAATGGATGGACTTGGATTGCCAATTCTAATATGTGGCTAGATTTATCTGCTCTTGGTAGTTTTAATATTGGTCTTGGTAATTTTAGTGGATTTACCACTGGAAATACTGGTATTGGTTTACCTAATTTTGGTATTGATATAAATACCATAACAGAAACTATTGAAAGGGAAAATCCCGATTTTAATATTAATGTAAACGCTGGATTTGGTAATGGGCCGGAATTTAGGAATTTAAATACTAATCAGTTAAATACACTATTAAGAGATGTTCAACCAGATAATATTGTAAACGAGCTATCATATAAATTGATAACGGTTGTTGTTTCTAATAGCTCAAATCGTGGTGCACTATATTTCAACAATGTAGAAGATGTTCGCTCGATAATACCAATACAGACAAAAAATATACCTTCAAGTGGCCATAAGTTTGAATTAAAAGAAGGTAATAAAACACACCCAGATATATACACCATAAAAACTAATAATAATCTTCAATCGATTATCCCAATGGAACCAGCAGTTTCATTGTATAAAAATGGTAAAGCTATCAGTACAATAAAACCATCGGATGGTGGTCCTTCTGTATTAACTATACAATGGGATAATAACTGGCCAGCTGAAGAAGTGCAGGATATATATTTTAAGGCATCAGTAAATGTATTACTTGACTCTTCTGATATTTCACCTTTACTAAGATATTCATTTGGTAATGAATCTGGTGATTTAAGTGAAACATTATATGAGTCAGATGGTGGTAAAGTATTTAGTGTTACACCAAAGACAAATGAATACACCTTTAAATATAAATTAACAAAGGTTAGTGTAAACATAGATGGAGACCAATCTTTATTAGAAAAGGTTGTTGATGAGTATGAAGGTAGTTCTCGTAGTTATGAATTACAATCATCTTCAAGATATAATTTATATATTTCTGCCTCTAAAATTCTATTTCCAAGTGATCCTATATTGAGTACACCGTTAATTAATGTTAGTTCGGATGTAATATCATATAATAGGTCAGAGAGTGGTAAATCACTATCATATACAACCGCTAATGCAGATAATGTAATATATTCTCTTGGAGGAGTTACACGAACACTACCTGCAAACGGTAAAGTAACTATAACCAAATCCGATGTTCCAAACGTTGGTACGTATGAATTGTTTTTACAACCAGTATCTAATACAGGTGGGAGTGGTGCTGTTAAAAAAGTAATTATAAATGTTTTAGAATCAACCTATTTACCAGGGCCCGATATTACTCATATTACATATCCTGAAAATATTATTGGTGAAGATTTCAAAGGATATGATGTTGATTTCAAACTGAGTTGGGCATCAATAAATACTAATTGGGTTGATGTATGGGTAGGTAAGATTTCCGATTCAACTAAACTATTTTCTAAAAGAGACCCCCAAGGACAGCTTACATTAAATGTAAAAGATGTTCTTACTAAAGCAGGGAACTCATTAGAAGAATCAACTGATGTTGTTGATTTCAAATTATTATTCATTCCTTATAATGATGAAGGTGATTCTCGATTTGCAGGTAAGACTGAAGAAATTACAATATCATTCGATAAAGGTAATTTAAGATTACGTAGGGGAGATGTAGTTCGAGATATTAGAGAAGTAATCTCTAAACAATTTGATACAAGTATTCTTAAAAAAGAAGATTCCAAATATCTTACACACTTATTGCATTTAGGCAAAGGTGATAATAAACTTATTTCTACATGGGGAGTTGATACCGAAACTTTCTCTGAATATAAAGTTGTAGACCCATTAACTGGTAGGGAAGAAAAAACTAAAGAAGTAAAAACTTTAGTTTTAAAATTATACGAACCTCTTTCAAAATCAGTTCAACCAAACCAACAAGTTTGGATGTCTAAGGTTCAATCAATTCCTTTATTAGAAAGTATAACTGTAATAGATGAAGCAGTTGAAGAGTGTATCCCATTACAACCAAACTTCAATGAAAAGTTTTCGGATGATATTGGTTTACAGATTTATGATGATTTAATAGCAAGTGGGTCTACCTCATCCACTGGATTAGTTAATCAATTTGTAAGTGGTAGTGGATTTGATTTAAAGAAGTTAGATATACAATTTGTATCTGAGTCTTTTACATATATGGGTTCAGATGATACTGGTTATATAAAAGAATCAACTGGTGATACTTCATGGTATTGGGAAAATTTTGTAAAATATTCATCTGCAGAAGAACGAGTTGAAAATTTTATTTATAAAGTAAAACTTATTGAATTCTATAATGATAGAATTTCATTAGTTACATCAGGTTCACAATATACAAGTTCTATATCACTTTTCAAAGAAAAAGAAAGATTAGATGGACAAATATCCAATACTATCAATGGGTTTGATGCATTTGAAGATTTCTTATATACTTCATGTTCTATAAATGAGTTAACATATCCAAAGGAAAATGGAACAGGTAGTTTATTACATTCTACAAGTTCAACCTCAATTGCTTGGTATGAAAATATTATATCATCTGCTAGTAAGTATGATTATGATAATAAACATAGATTAGTAAACAACTTACCACTTCATGTACAAAATGATGATGAAGGACAGGAGTTTGTTTTGTTCTTTGATATGTTGGGTCAACACTTTGATACTACTTGGTTATATACCAAATCACTTGCTAAGAGTAAAAAACTTGAACATAAATACCAAGACGGTATTAGTAATGAGTTCGTTTATCAGATGTTAGAATCCCTTGGATGGGATGCTGATATGGGTGTTCAATCACAAGCACTTTGGCAATATGCATATGGTAATTGGAATGCAGATGGAGACGAGAGAGGAATTGATGAAACATCTAAATCTATATCATCTGGAAAATCAAATCAAAATGAAATTTGGAGAAGAATACTAAATAACTTACCATATCTTTTAAAACATAAAGGTACTAAACGTGCATTACATGCATTGATGAGTTGTTATGGAATTCCTTCTTCATTATTAACTGTAATTGAATTTGGTGGTCCAAGAGACACTACCAAGGAAGGAACTACACCATTCACATACGAGGATAGAACTGCATCGATAAACATTAGTGGTTCTTCTAAAATTGAAATTCCATGGAAATCATTTGAAGGTAGTTTTCCAAATTCAGTAGAAGTACGAGTTAACTCTGAAATTAGACAAGACCAACAAATTATATATGGTACCGATTGGTCAGTTGATGTAATTCAAGATACTGGTTCATTAGCAAGATTCCAATTAACAGTTGGTACTGAATCTGTTTTAACAGACCCAATGCCATTCTTTAATGATGAATATACTCAAATCGTTGTTAATAGAGAAACTGGTAGTTTAGGTAATGGTGATTTTACACTTTATGCAAAAGAAGGATTCCAAGAAAGAATCAGAAACGAAGTATCCGTAACTTTATCTGCACCGAGTTCTTCGTGGGAAAGTGGTAACTCTATTTTTATTGGAGATACAACATTCACAGGTTCGGTTGATGAGATTAGATTGTGGAATACTGCATTGAATGAATTGGTAATTGAAAATCATACACTATTACCTGATGCAATAAATGGTAACCATTCATCTGCATCTTCTGAAGATTTATTATTTAGAAATGATTTTGAATATCCAAAGGATAGAGGAACTTATTCTGATATTAAAAACGTTGCAATAAAACAAACTTATACAACATCTTCTATAGCAAGTGGGTTTGATTCAATTACCGAATACCCATACAACTATACTCCATATGAAAGAACTGTAACTGCGCAAGTTCCTCAAAGTGGATTTAATTATAGTAACAAAGTTAGATTTGAAACTCAATATAATTTAGATGGTTCAAGTATTAATGAGGATGAGGGCATTGGGTTATCATATAGAGAAAGAAGTACTCAAAAATCATTTGACCAATCACCAATTGATTCGGATAAGTTAGGATTATTCTTTTCACCAATAAAAGAAATCAATATGGATATTCTACGTTCAGTAGGACCAATCAATGTTGATGATTTTATCGGTAACCCATCTGATGATTATAATGATTCATATACAGATTTAACAACCTTTAGAGAATATTATTTCCAAAGATATAATCTAAACTTTAATGAGTATATCCAATTAGTAAGATATATTGATAGAACTTTATTTGACCAATTAGAATCATTAGTACCTGCAAGAGCTAAAGTTGCTAAAGGTTTATTAATTGAACCACATATTTTAGAAAGAAGTAAAACTAAATGGAATAGACCGAGTGGTGAAGAAAATTATCACGAAACAACTATTGATACTTCAGATGATACTATCTTAACAACTGAACAAAATACTTTCTTATCTTTAATATCAGCAAGTGAAGATACTAAATTATCAACCGAACAACCATTTTATGATGGATATATTGATACGGAAGAACTTAGTATTGTATCTGCTTCAATTGATAATTTTGAAGGAACTTATATAACAACAGATACATCTAATCAAAGTGGAGTTATTACACGAAATAGTGGTTCTACTATGGGTGGATTTGAAATTAATATAGATGCCAAAATGACTGGTTCTGCCAATTCATTCTACGACTCAACTGACTTCTCTCAAGTTGGTGGATTTGGCCCCGATGATTTAGCAGTCGCTGGATTTGGATTATATGGTAGTGGTTCGTATTCAATCAGAACTCGTTTAGATTTAAATGGGAACATTGTTAAAGATAGAGTTAAGGTATTTAAAGTAAAAGAATCATACGAAGATACCGAACGAGTACAAGTTAGTGGATACCCAACTGGTAGTGGACTTGTAACATATGAAGTAAGAAATGTAACTCGTTATAAGGATTTTGTTACTATCCTACCATGGGATGGTGCAGATATTGAAGAGGGTGGTAATATCGTAGAGGCAACTCCATTGAATGGCCACTTCTCAACTCATTATAGAAACGTAGAAGATTTAACAACTGGTTTAGAAAATTCATACTTTAATGGTTCTAAACAAACACAACAAACAACCTTAGATGGTGGCCCTGCTTGGGAAATCTTTACTACTAACCCGAATACATTGAGAGTATCTGATAGTGGTAGAGGAAGTGGCGAACCAATCTTAGAAGTTGATTAACAAACAAAAAATAATTAAAAAATAAATTAGTTATATTTATATATTGAAAACATAGAGGAATAAATTATGGCATATTTAGATAATTCAACGATTACAGTAGATGCAATCCTTACCAAAAAGGGTAGAGAGAAACTTGCAGCTGGTCAAGGGTTAAACATTACAAAATTCGCATTAGGTGATGATGAGGTAGATTATACCTTATATGAACCAGCACATCCAAAGGGTAGTGCTTATTACGATTCTGCGATTAGAGCAATTCCAATTACTGAGGCTTCACCAGATGAAACTCAAGTATTGAAATATAAATTAGTAACTTTACCAAAAGGTACAAAGAAAATTCCAAAGGTAGAATTTGGTATTCCTTCTGTAACTGTAAACCAAACTTCTGGTCAAGTATCTCTTACACCAACAACTTCACCAAGTGGTAACTCACAAAGTGGATATACTATCGTTCTTTCTAACAAGAATGCTGGTTCTGTAATTGGTCAAGGTGCTTCTGCCGGTAGCGGTACTATTCCTACGTTCTTAGGTGATGAAATTACTACAACTGCAGCAGTTGAGACTGGGTTAACATTTACATTTATTCCTAATCCAAATGTTACTCAAACAATTAAGACAACGATTACTGTATATGGTAATGAAACTGGTGGTTCACAAACTATTCCAGTAACAGTAAACTATGTACAACCAACATAATAACGGAGAATAAAAGAACATGGCACAAATACAAGGACAAGCAGGAGTAAATCTTTCTACCGAATTAGCTAACTATTTATCGGCTAATCAAGGTAACCTTACTTCTGAACAATTAGCTCAAATTATAAATCAGTATTTGACTGGTGGTGATAAGATTGCTGCACAAGGTGGTTCTATTTCTACTGGTATTTACAAAAGATTTGGTGAATTTGACCAAGTAACAGGTAAGGTTGAAGTAGTAACAACTGGAATGTGGAGTGGAGATACTGGAAGTTTAGCTACTTTCTTTACTTCATCTACTCAAGTTGCTGCAACAAGTGGTGATTACTACTACAATGTATATAACCAAGACCCTGCAACTGATGGGGCTGCTATTCAATTTGCAATTGCATACGGACATCAAGGTGGTAGTGGTTCTATCTCATTAGAGAATGATGATAACTCTACATTGGCAACCAAAGCAACTTACGCTCAATATAAACAAATTCTTTTAGACCAAGATGATGCACAATTCACATTCGTATCATCATCTTCACAAGGAACACATGATTCAGATGATATCTATGTAATCAATATTGCTCGTGCTAGATATAAAGAGAAAATGGATGCAGGAAACTGGTCATTCCAATTAAGTGGTTCTAATGGTGAATTTACTTTCATCGATGATAGTGGTAAGAAATTCTCTGATACAGTTGGTAAAGCTGGTAGGGTATTTAATATTGCAGAAGGTTCATTAAACTTAGGCCAACAGGCTGAAGCTACTGTTACTTCTACAACTGCGTCTAATGGTGAAGGATATGGATTATTTTATCCAGACCAAGGACTTATGATTCTTAACCCATCTGCGTTTGCAGATAAACTTGGTTCTGAATTATCTCCTAATTTAGGAGTAGATGCTGAATATCAAAATCATGGAAAATTATTCACTGCATTTAAACTTACTGAAGGTGGTTCAAATGGTGGTGATTTCCAGGCAAGAAGAACAGAGAATGTTTCTACATCTCATTACTTCGTAAGAGCAACTAACAGAGAGTTTAACTATTCAAACAACCCAACGTTCGTAAGTGGTTCGGACGGTTCCTTTTCAGAATCAACTTTTGAAACTGACCCTAAGACATTCATTACAACGGTAGGGTTATATAACGATTCAAACGAATTATTGGCAATATCTAAAACTTCACAACCAATCGTTAAATCATTTGATAAAGAAGTATTAATTAAAGTTAAATTAGATTTCTAAAAAACTTAAACGATAAAACACTAACCCTCACTTCGGTGGGGGTTTTTTATTTCCGTATATTTATATAGAGGAATTATATTATGCTAAAGTCAATACCAAAATCAAATATATCTCGTAGGAGTTTCAAAGTCTATAAGAAGTTCAGTGCTTCAGAGACAATATACCCAGTTATAAAGGTTTATAACGTAGATGGGTTGTTTGATTCAGATACATCTCCAATGGATGAGGGTGTATTTGTACATTTACTTTATCAATCTATAAAGAAAAAGTATTATACTGATAATGGATTGATAATGAACTATGGCACGTTAGATAATCCTGCTAACTTTTCAAGTGAAAGAAATATTGGTGATGATGTTTTTGTAATAACGTTAGATAGAAATAAAGTTGGTGAAAAAATAAAACCCAACTCAGTTATTTTAGAAATTGATGGTACTACATATGTAGATGACGGTAAGGGTAGAATTGTAAACCCAAATCCAACTTATACCTATACATCACTTGATGTAGAAAATGATAATTTAACAGTAACAGATGGGTTAACTGACTATGAATTGGTAGTACAATCAATTGATTATGAATCTGGTACAGCAATTTTAACTTTCAACGGTGATACTGATGATATGCACGTTGTTTCAATGGATGATAATAATAATCTTGTATCATTTGATGCTATTTTAAATTTCAATGGATTAGTAATAGATGAACAATCATATGGTAATGTATTTTACTCTGATGGGATGATTTCACTAACAAATATTTCTGATTTTACTGAATATGATTTAGAATATCGTTCTACTACAACTATACATGAAACTGAAATATTATTAGAGGCTAAAGCTGGTGAGTTTAATTATTCACAAAATCCATCGGCAGTTAATGTTACCCTAAGTGGTTCATATGATTTCACAACAACCCCAATACCAAATGTATCTCCTGCTAAAACAGTTAAGATAAAAGAGGTACAAGATATATCATTAAGAAACGAATACCATGGAACGGTTGGTTCTAATATAGGTACGTGGGATGATTATTCAGTATCATCTTCTATGGACCCAAGTGGTTCATTCCTAGCACCAATGGTATCAACAATCGGTATTTATGATAAAGATGGAGATATGGTTGCAGTTGCTAAATTACCACAACCAATAAAGAATTTACCAGATTACGATGTGAACTTCATTGTTCGTTTCGACACGTAATCTATATTTATAATATACAAAGGAGAAATTAAACTATGGCTTCAATACAAGAATTGTACGAAAAATCTGAATTTGCTAAATTGGCTGATAAATCGAAAGATAAAACACCAATCTCTGCAGATGAAGTAAACAAACTTCACAAAGATGATAAAGCTCTTGCTCAGGCAAGAGGTGGTAAGGTATCCGATAAAAAATATTCGGATACAGTTAAGTACTAAAACTTACTTATTTGAGTTTACTCATAAATCGTTCTAAAAAATGGGGGTATATTCACATACCTAAGACAGGTGGTACATCAATATCATCTATCTTACATAATGTAGACTATACCGAAGATATCATTGTACATGATTCAATTCGTGTATTTAATGATGTAAAAGATTATTTTATTTTCACCATTGTCAGAAATCCTTTTACTCGTATTGCTTCGGCATACGAACATGAAAAACGAAAAGGTAGACATGATTATAATTTTTACAATTTTTTAAAAAATTCGAGTGGAAACGAATTAGTTCTTTTACCCCAAAGTTATTATATTAACGCGGGTCAATCTAAAGACAAAAAAGTATCTTTCGTTGGAAGATACGAAACATACGAAAAAGATGTATCTTACATCTTTGATAAAATTGGAGTTACTTCTCCAATTCCGCACTTAAACCGAAACCCACTTTACGAAAAACAACCAAATCTAAAACAAGAGAAATACTACAAGTATTTTTATTCAGAGGAATGGATGAAAGATTGGGTACGAGAAAGGTACGAAAATGATTTCAAAATTTTTAACTATGGCATGGACATATAATGGAAGTGTGATAACAGAATTAGCTGATATGCCAGAAGGTACTATTGGGTTTATTTACAAAATCACAAATGTAGAAACTGGTGAATATTACGTTGGAAAGAAAAACGTATTATCAGTTAGAAAAAGAAAGTTTGGTAAAAAAGAAATTGCTGCACTTACTGATAAACGAGTAAAACATTGGGAGATGGTTACCAAAGAGTCAGATTGGAAAACTTATCGTTCTTCTAATGATACAGTAAAAAACTGGCCGATGGATAATTCTAAATTAGAAATTCTTCGTTTTTGTTCTTCCAAAAAATCCCTAACTTACTATGAATTACAAGAACAATTCGCACATGATGTTCTTGGGGATGAATTGGCACTAAATGATAATTTATTAGGAAAGTTTTTCCGAAAAGATTTGGTATAACGAATTATTTTTCGTATATTTGTATATTAAAGTGTTATTTAAGAAAAGTGTAATATAATGCACTTTCACTAAAAAGATTTGGAATATTCAAATAAATTCTGTATCTTTGTTTCAAACAAATGGTAAGTTATGCTATCATATCATGATAAACAAGCGGTAATAAACATCTTAAATGATGTATTGGGAGTTGGTACATCTTTGAAAGGAGATGAACAAGCTCACCATTGTCCGTTCTGTCATCACCATAAAAAGAAGTTACAAATAAATCTTGAAACTCAACAATGGCATTGTTGGGTATGTGATTCGAAAGGTAAACGAATTCAATCACTATTAAGAAAGTTACATACAGATTCCCATAAACTAAAAAAGATTTTTGAAATCTATGGGGATGATTACATTACATATACTCCATCGACTGAAGAGAAGATAGAGTTAAGGTTACCAAGTGAGTTTGAATCTTTACTAAAAGAACCAACGGGTTTTAACCCTGTGTTCAGAAAGGTTAAGGAGTATGCAAAAGCTCGTAACATTACTAAAGAAGATATTATCAGGTATAATATCGGTTATTGCAAATCTGGTATGTATGCCGGTCGTATTATTATTCCTTCCTATGATGAGAATAACCGACTTAATTACTTCATCGCACGGTCTGTATTCCCTGAGGAGAAGTTTAAATACAAGAATCCGCCAGTTTCGAAAAACATAATAATGTTTGAAAACCAAATAAATTGGGATGAACCCATTACCTTAGTAGAGGGAGTTTTTGATGCGATGGCTGTGAAGCGAAACGCAATCCCTCTCTTGGGTAAATTTATTCCACAAAAATTAAATGATAGTATATATAAAAGAGGGGTTTCTGAAATCAACATTTTACTCGATGAAGATGCTCAACAACAGGCTTTAAGATATACAACACAATTGCAGAATCAAGGTATAACTACAAAAAATATAATACCATCCGAAAAGGATGCCGGTGAAATGGGGTTCTCCCAAATAAACACCATACTTAAACAATCCAAGAAAACAGAATTTAGTGATATTATTTCACAGAAATTAATGAGTTTATGATTTATACATTAACAAACACAGTTCGTAATCAAGTTCAATGGCAAGATATTATATACGAACAAGATTATTTGGATATCACAATCATACATCACAATACCGATATGGAGAAGTTTGCGTATATTGGAGACTATCTACAATTGGATAGTAATTTCGATAAATTACGTAAATTAGAAAAAACTGATATTTTACTAATAGATGATTCGTATCTATTAACAGATTATAGTACTGACTTTGCAAAAAGTATAATACGTAAATTTAATGAGTTGGTGTGTGATATTATAATAATATCAAAAAATAATTTAATAACTGAGGAATTAAATACAGATAGGTGTACAATATTTTCTCCAGCTATATATAATTCATATCCAGGATTATTGTTAAATTCATTCAACCCTGGTTTAGTTACATCATCTCATCATGAATTGTATTATGTGGTTAATAAACTTTTAAATTCGCTTAAAGACATTCCACGATATAAAAAATTTAACTTTATTCATGATGATTTAACTCCTAATAGTTGTTACATATCATTTTTAATGAATAAGTTTGGTGTTATACAAGAGACACTATATACCAACCCAAAACTACATTCATCAGATAGAATAACACCGAATAACCACATGTACAATTATCAAAATATACTTGTAAATTCATTTGGTCAAGATGTTAGTAATAGAATTTCTTCTAATGAATATTATGAATATATAAATTCATTAAATAATAATGGTTCTTTAAAAATGGATTGGAGCGATAGATTTGAAACAATATCACCATATAATTTAAATTCATATGTTTCGATAGTTGCACCAGATTTATGTAATAGTGATGATTATCAACTTGCATCTAATAATCTATTTAGACCATTTTTTTGGAAAAATATTCCATTATTTATTGGCTCTAATCATACACAAGATGTGGTTAAAAATTATGGATTTGACTTATTTGAAGATGTGTTTGAATTACCAACGGAAAATATAAGAGGATTGGATAGGGTTAATATCTTTTTTGAAAACATCCAACGAATTAACACAAAAACATATTCAGAACTACATGAATTACACAACTCTATAAATCATAGATTAGATAATAATTTCAACCTACTAAGAGAGTTGGGAACTAAAAATATAAAACATTTAATTAATCTTATTATTAAAAAATAAATGATTATAAACAAAGTTTATCATTTGGCAGATTTACATATTCGAAATCTCCAAAGACACAAAGAATACAGATTAGTATTCAAAAAGTTTTTAAAACAAGTTGAAAAAGATAACATCCAAGATTCAGTAATTTATCTTGGTGGTGATATTGCTCATGCTAAAACCGAGATGAGTCCAGAATTGGTTCAAGAAATCTCATGGTTCTTAACCGAGTGTGCAAAATTACGAGAAACTATCTTAATCACAGGTAACCACGATTGTAACTTAAATAACAATCATAGGTTAGATGTTCTCACACCCATTGTTGATAACCTCAACAATCCACGTATCCACTATTTAAGGGATACTGGAGTGTATAACATACATAACCTTACCTTTGTGGTTTATTCTATCTTAGATGATAAAGAAAACTGGCCTAAAGGTAAAGATGTGGAAGGAGAACATAAGATTGCACTATTCCACGGACCTGTAAATAAATCCGAAACTGATATTGGATATACCGTTTCTTCAAACTCATTTACAACAGATATGTTTGATGGATTTGATATGGTGCTGATGGGTGATATTCACAAAAGACAAATCTTACAGGCATACGAACCAGAGAATGGTTTACCTGT